TGAGTAACGACCGCCTCCGCCATAGCCAAACTGTTCTCCTAGTTGACTTGGAAGCTGCTGCTCTCGTGCAACCTGTCGATCCCAACTGCCATCACTAGATGGTGTACTAATTCGCATATCTTGATCGTTTGAGCCATTAGCTCCTGTTCCACCTTCACTTTGATAGGTGAAGTCACCACCAACTGGCTCTGCACTACGATTTAATTTATTTTGAAAGTCATTACTTCCAGCCATTCGCATAAAGCGACTTCCACTAACATCTCGCATCGCTTTCTTATATCGAGAAACTATCCTTATTGTAGTCTAATTGTAGACTGCCTCTTCTTAGTAAGCCTCCCATAGTAAGCACCATCGAGTCAACAGCGTCATCGTGCTGTGAATGTCCGAAGTTTAAAAGCTCTTCTTCTAATACATTCCACTTACGCCATTTATTCCATATCACTTTCTTATGCTCGTACAAACCTAAGACACCACGCAGTCTTGCTAGTTTGTCGCCTTTAAATCCTTTGACTGGAGAGCAGTGTAAGTTATACAAAGCACGCTGTTCAAACATTACTCTCTTGAAGTCCCCTTCAAATGATGTCTGGTATGCCACGGCTTCAGGCCAGATGACACATGGTGACATCGTGGGGAACCACTGCCCCTCATCGTTTTCAAGCAGGATGTTCCAATCACTGAGCATTTCACATAAGACATCCATCTTCTCTAGGTTGCCCATTGTCCGTGACCGACGTTGGTCAATCAAGTAGATCTTGCCGTCTTTAATTCCACCCAGTGTCATCACGGTCCAGTCGTTCTTTTCACTTAGACCTGCACTCAAGTCAATTCCTACTCCTAGACAGTCATAGTCTTCAGGTACAACGTCTTTACAAATGAGGTCTGGTGAGATACCAACGTCTGCATTACGTACAGCAGTATTGAGATACTGGTAGGCAAATGCAACACGGTCCTCATTCTTTCTCTCATTGAGGTATTTCATTGACCAGAACTCTGGCCAGTAACTTCGTTGTCTACCGTCAGCGTCTGTAATGACTGCTTTCTGAACTATCTGTTTCCAATTGTTCTTGGGGACAAAGAGTGTCGCGTGAATATCGTCAAAGTGGAAGCGGGTTCCCAGACAGATAGCCCTAGCTCCTTGGAACATCGTTGGTGCGATAACATTAGACCACGTCTGCTCCATCTCACGGCGAATGTCTGGGTTGTTGATCGAAGCGGCAGATTTGATAGGGTCATCAATAAGCACCAGCTGCGATCGTTTAGAGGTGATTGCACCTTTGAGACCTCCACACGCAATTGTAAAAGCTTCCTCACCTGCTGTGTCAATGCCTGCAAAGTCATAGTCAATACTCCAGTATTCATCCGAACGTTTAATCTTTGAGAGTCTCACCATTGGAAAGACTTCTCGGTATTTATTACTTGTCAAAATACCTTTAATGGTTGCACTCTTGGCTCTACTAATGTCAACCATATATGCAATATATAGTATACGCAACATCTTCTTTGCTGCGGTATGTCTGCCAATCATCCAAGCTGCAAATAGACCCAGAACAGTTGACTTAGCAGAACCACGTGGTGCAAGGATTGCGGTATTAGGTCCACCAATGCCCATCAAGCATTCAGTATCCTCACCAGTACATAGCTCTGTATGCCACTCCAGCATATGATTAGCAGGAGCTTTACCCATGAATACACAGAAGTCTTTGAAGTCGTCTCTTGCTCTTAATACTTCTGGAGTCGGGGGTTTAGTCGTTACCTTCGTTGCCGTCATTAATGCGGAACGACGATAAGCAGATGCTGCACTTGCTATTGCCATATAGTTAAGACTTTAGATTAAGTCTAACGGAACATATCAGTTCCCATGCCTAAGTAGTCGCGTGCATTACGTAGGATTGCACTATGCTCCATACGCTTAGTCTGTCCTTGTAGCTTACGTCTTTGAATCCTTCCTTGTGATGCAGAGTTCTTTATTTGCCTGTCATTCTGTCTAGCTCTTGCTTTAGCCACAGCTGCATTCCTTCTGTCATACTGACGACTTATTCCGTATGCATTACGCATTCCAGCCATCATTTCTTCTGCATCAATACGGCGTGAATCAGAATAATACAAGTCTTCTAATTTACCACCTGGCATTGATGGCATACGACTTGCAAGTGTCCCTTCTAAACGTATGGTCCCTGCTGTAGCGTCCTTCATTGAAGGAAGCTCAGTCATCTCTAGTTCAGGTCTGAACCTTGACGGCATCTCCTGTGGTACTTCCATAGGAGCTGTAACAGGTGCACCGTAAAACATTATGCGTTACTCAATTCACTGTAAATCTTGGACCACACAGCATTGATTGCATTCTCAATAGGTTCAGCAAACTGTGGGTCATCTTTGAAGATGCCAGTCATCTCACGCATTACACGGTCAGCACCTGCCAGTACCAAGCCACGTTTGTCTGTTGTCCGATTCATCTTGTCTGACGTTTCGATGTGGCTGCGGAGCTCTTTCTCCAAGGCAGCAAGACGTTGACAACCGTTGTCAGCTTTGACCTCGCCTGAGGTAATCGCCATTCTAAGTTCTTGTATATCTGAGTGGAGAGCAGCAATCTCGCTATTAAGTATTTCACGACGGTTTAACTTTTTGAACTTCATCTTTACCCAACGACTTAAATCGTTGAATGTACCTGGATACTGGAGGATTCCTGCATATACCCAAATCTCAATGATACTTGGAGTGACATCAGCAAATTCTCTAAAGTCTTCACTGTCAGCAGCAGGGAGACTATCGAGCCACTGGTCTACATATGTGAGATAAACCTTACCACCTGTAGCTTCTTTAGTAGGCATTAGAAGGACCTCGCCATTGCACGACTACGTGCAGACTGTCTGTTCTCTTTACCTGCTTCAACAGTATCGGTATAGCCAATAGTTTTACGTCCCTCCTGAGCAACGTTACTATCAGTCAATCGTTGCTGCTCTCCACCAGTCACGAGCTTGTTTGTATCTGTCGCACGCTGCTCTTTACCTGTAGTAGTAATTTGATTTGTATCCGTCAAACGCTGCTCTTTACCTGTAGTTGTAATCCTGTTTGTATCAGTCGCACGTTGCTCTTGGCCTTGTACTCCAATGGTCTGACGTTCTTGCTTACCCTGCTCTCCGACAGTTAATCGTTGCTCTTCACCTTGCTTCCCAATAGACAGCCTATCTTCCGTTCCTGAAGCCGCGATGTTCTTACGTGACTCCTGTCCTGTAGCACCGATATTTAAACGATCTTGAGACCCTTGTGCACCAATCGCCTTACGCTGCTCTGAACCAGCAGTCTGTGTATTGAGTCGTGTCTGCTCTCCTTGAGTGACAGTTGTCAATCGATCTTGTGACCCTTGAGCTGCAACAGTCTTACGGGTGTCCTGACCTACAACACCCACCATTGCTTGATCACGTTTTGCTTGATTCTCAGCAAACTGATTTTGGAACTCATATTGAGCACCCATTGATTGCATACCATAATTAAACTCTTGTTTCATATTGGATGCAGTGTTTCGCTGCTCTAAGTCAGCAGCAAGTGTCATGTTACTTTGTGCAATCTGTGACTGCTGATGTGCCATACCTTTGGCTAACTGTGCGTCAAATCCTGACTGCACCATATTTGCCATGAAGCTATTTTTAATGGCACGTCCTTCCGAGTCATCTTCCCCAGGCTGATATGCATAGAAGGTATCCATAACACCTTGAAAGTTGAACATCCCTTTATCGATACTCATACCTACTACGCTTGGTTCTGTATTACAACTATTCTATCTAATCATTTCTTCTACAATAGATAGAAGAATACGTATTAGATATATGCGATTTGCATCTCTAGGTGGAAGCAACGCTGCTAACTATGCAGCTGCGGGTAAAGCTGTAGCCGACAGTGCTGCAAAAATGCATGCTGTACAACGCAAGACTGGTCCCGATTATGCGGAACTATCTAAAGTCGCGATGGTGACTAATTCTCAAGAGAAGATTGCTTCAATGAAGGCTTCTGAGAAAGTTACTAATGCAGGTATCAACGCATATTCAAAAGTTGCACAGACAGGACAAAAAGTAGCCGTATTTAACAAGAATGAAGAAATTAAAGCTAAACAACGTAAAGCAGGTGGCCTCGCGGCTATCGGGAAGATTGCAGGGGCTGGCTTCCTTGCAGCTACCGACAATACCAAAGGCAGGGAAAGACCTAAGGGCGATTTCCAAGGGCTGCTTGACTCCTATAAATCAGATATGGCAGGACTTAATGACAAGCAGCAAGGTGAGTCTGATGCTCTTGGTACTTACAAGCCCACTACAACCAGCTCTACTTCAGGAACAGAGCCTGGGAAAGTAACAACGGGGGATGGCACACTGACATCCTCCGCTCAAGCAGTTGCTGCAGGTAAAGGTAGTACTGGTAGTGGTGGTAAATATGACCTCACTAAAATGACCGAATATGCAATCCAGGCTGGTTTCTCACCTACTAACGCAAGGACAATGGCTGCAATTAGCATGGGTGAATCTGGTGGTAATGCAGGTATCGATACAGTTCAGTCTGGTTTAGATCCGAATAAATCTAACGAATACTCAATTGGACTTGCACAGATTAATGTACAAGCACACGGAGATAAGCTAAGACGTAGAGGTTGGACTGAAGCTGACCTTCGAGACCCACTAAAGAACATGACTATTGCTAAGGAAGTCTATGACGAAGTTGGCAGCTTTAAGCCTTGGTCTGTATATCAAAAAGGGTTACACCATCAGTACTTGAATTAAAGGCTAAAGGCTCCACCAAGTGAGCCTAAGCCTGACATCAGCTGAGCAATAGCTTGTGAGCGCTTATCCATACGAGCGGTCTCACGGTCATAATCCATACGCTTCTCAGCTAAGTCGTTCTGCATCAATTGCATCTGAAGACTTAGAGTATCACGCTTATCTGCACGCTCATTCTCGTGCCTACGTGTCAGTGCATTCTGCTCTGAGGTGTGTGCGAAATGATTGTTTTGTGACTGAAGGGTTGCAGTGTGCTGTGCAGCTTGTGCTTTTAACTGAGCTGTACTTTGCTCAGATTGTGCTTTTAATGTAGCGGCAAGAGTTTCACTTGCGTGACGACGATCTCCAGAACGAATGGACTCTTCGTATCCACGAGTCTCTTGGATTTCACCTTTGCGTTTTTCTTCTTCTAATTTTTTTACTGCAGACTTGACGCCTGATTGGGTAAGCCTCTGACCAGGCTTAAACCCTAAATCTTCGTGTGTATAAGTAGATGTCTCAATTAAATCATTAGCTGCTGTAGTCTCAACATTCTTCTGTTTTGTAGTACCAATTAAATCAACATCAAGCCCTACTGCACTACCGATTGTTCCACTCCAGAAACCTGGCTCCATTTTGCCAGTTTCGCTATTTCTGGTCATGCCACTATTGACATGGTCAATCATCCAATTGGTCAACCAATTATCAGTTTTAATGCCGCCTTTCCCTTCAGCCATCAGAAACTCTTGCTGTTATCTTTTACTATTTTACACAGTTGCTAATGCTTGTTTTGCTTCAAGCATTCCAATGCGTGCTTCTAGTTCTTGGTTAGCACGGACAAGCAGACCGATTACATCACCGGTATCAATGCACATCTTGCCGATGCTCTCGTCATAGTAGGTTGCATCAGGTAGAACCTTCTGGAACTCTTGTGCAATGAAGCCGTGATGCATACGCTCTGGGCTTGAGCTGTACTCTTCTTTGTAGTGGAAGGTGACAGGCT